ACAGCATCAATCTTGCTATTGCCATCAAGGATTAAAGCTTGCAGCGTGTCATCGCGAAAACACTTGTTGTAATCTCCTTGGAACTTTGGAGTGTCGCTATCCTCCCTGCGAGTTTCAATGACTAAACGCTCAAATGTTTCAGGCAGCTGAGCAAGTACGCTTGTCGCGTTTATGCTCTTGTTTCCAAGGTCGTCTTCAAACTTTGCAAATATTTCTCCGGCAACTAGCGGAACAATTGCTTCAGTTGAGTTACCTGGTACAGCAACAATTAGATTAGTTGAGTTAGGCCAGGTCGCTGACCCATCAGTCAAATTGCTATGTTTAATGTGGACTAGGCCGTTTACTTTTACATCAAGATCAACCGTTTTGTCCCAACGCAGGCGTGCACTATTGGAACTAATTGGCTCAATGGACAGGTTCTGCACGTCTGCAGGAGGTGCTGTTTTTCCTGTCAGCTGGAACGTTGCAGAAGCTACTGAGCTTTGCCTCTTGTAGAAATTTCTTGCTACAACTTGAACTTCTAGTACACCAGCTCGCAATGCTGTAAGCGTAATTGAAGGGTCAGACGTGGTTATTGATACAGCATTGTCGTTATCTAGCTTGTACTTAACAACAAAATCTTGCAAGAATTTTCTGTTGTGCACCCAGCTCAACGAGAAGCCGGTGTGGACTGTCTGGCCCTCTTGATATAGATACTCTTGGCCGTCGAGACCTTCAACGGCACTTGGCTGCTCGTTTAAGTTGCTGACATCCCGTTCAGTCAGACTTAGATCACGCTCAACAGCGGCATAAATACTCTCGTTGTATTTAATTGCGGTAACGCCAAGCGTTCCATCCTCAGCATCAGCAACGCTGACAACACGAAACTGCTGTGATTGAATGTCGCTGGTTTGAATTAACCAAGGTGCATTACTTGCTGGAGCCTCGCTAAACGCTGAAGAAACAGTTACTGCTCTTCCGCTGATGCTGCTGATACTGCGAGTCTCAACCAAACCTGTCGGCAAAATTACCGACAGAGTAGGGCTATTACTCATGTTTACCGAAAGGTTGCTGCTGCTATCTACCGTCACAACAGTTGTCGTAGATGAAGAGACACGGCCATTTCTTCTCGTCCCACCGCGCAACGGGTCTGCGATGTCAACCACCATTCCAGGGCGAAGAGCGATACCTGAATCAAGGCCAACTCCAAAACTGCAGGTCTCGTGCAAGCTTTGTTCGCTCAACAAAGACCATTTACCAATTCGGTTTGCTTGGCCCTGCGAGTAACAACCAACAGCCTTGATGTCTTTATTGTTTATGCCGTACTTGTCAATAGCGTCAGCATCCTCAACGTATTCAAAAGCAACCTCTCCCAAATCGTCATAGTTTTGGTACGCAACAGTTGCAGTGGTGTGACGACTGCGAAGCGATGACCCAGAATACGAAAACATTCCATCTATAACATTGGCAGGGCCTAGGGCATACTGCGCGTCTGCAGGTTTGTCTTGCTGTAAGACAAGAGATCCTGCACCGTAGTATGAAATACCACGGAAAATACTACTCATTTCTTGAATCACATTATAAACTTCTTTGCGCTGATTAATTAGTAAATTACAGCTAAATCGAGTCTCTAACCCTCCTTTCCCACTAGATACAAGCTCGTTGCAATACTGACTGATCGAAAAGAAATCATACCGATCCAGCGAAGCTTCAGGGATGCCGCATCCATATCTTTCATTAGTCAGTAAGTCCCACAAACACCAGGCTGGGTCACACGTCCACTCAGGAATTGCCTTAAACGTGCCGTTCCAGACGCCTGAATAAGTTATTCGCCCTGGGTAAGTAACAGTGTCTACCGTAGCGTTGCTTGGAATCCGGACTTTGATTCCGCGAATAAGATACTTGCGCCTTGGAATACTGCTGAACTGGCTTGAATCCATACGCAGTCCGACTAAAGCACTGTTGGGGTAGCTCAGTTTTGCGTCAATTATTTCAGTATAGCCTTGCCAAAAGGTGTCGTTTTCAAGTTTTACGCTATCAGAGTCATCCGTATTGCGAACAACTTTTATGTCAACGGGAAACTGCCCTGAAAGAGTTAGCAAGTAATCGCGCTGGTAGTTTGAGCTGCTTTTGCCTGATATATCGTCTGTTCGGACAGTGCTATATCCTCCTCCGTTGTATTGAACTTGAATAGATAGGCTGACAGACGTTCCAACGATGTCTCCGTCGTCTTCCACTTTGCGGAGAGACGGAATGCTGATTGAAACTCTTACGCGATCGACATTAGAGTCAGTAATGCTTCGTACAACAGGGGTCCCGTTTTCTACTTGGACGCCTACAGGAATTTCGGCTTCAACGTTGCCGAAAACTCCAGGGATATAATGCTGAATTTGAGTTCCAGTTCTTGGGTAAACACTGACCCCTTGAAAATTGTCCGTACCGTCAGCTGCCTGCAACGGCGTGTTATCCAGAAAAATACTTTTATGCCCATCATCAAGCCCTTGAATTTCTCCCTCGCTTAGCAGGTCTAAAACATTGGCAAACTGATTCGACTGGAGGGTGTCGTCAGCTTCAGATGGAGTGTTGCCGCCTCCACCTTTTCCGCCACCGCCGCCGCCTGCGCCTGCAATGTACTTAGATGTTGTCATGATTAAACCTGATCGATGTCAAGACCGGAGGAGATCACTGCCGAGCCAACAAACAAGCGGCCATAAGCTATTGGTACTGGAACGCCTTGACGCGCTGTTTGAACAACTCCACTAAAACTGTTGGACTCAAGCTTAGCCGCCTCACGAGGAGGCTTTGGCATTGGTGAAAGGATGGTAGAAATACCGCTCAAAACCAAACCTGCGCCGACATAGGACAAGGAAGTACCCACTGCCGTCAGTGTTCCAGCTAAGCCAGAGGTTGCTGCTAAACCAGAAAATGTTCCCGTGGCTGCGCCGGTAATCAAACCCTGCGTTCCAAACAAACCAGCTCCCGGGAGTAAAAACGAAGCGCCAATCAAAGCAGCTCCAAACAAAAGCGCACCAGTCCCTCGTCCAGCTCCGGCCATAACAGGCGTAATACTAAATACCTCACGCTCACTCCAAGGGGTAAACAGCCCTGACACGTCGTCGTTGTGGATTTTTTGCTTGCCTACCGTTACTCGATATGCCACACCTCTTTTCTCACTATCAATGAGCCACTGTTGTAAGCGCGGAAAATTTGACAGCAAGGCACGCATTGCCTGAGCAGGCGTGTCAGCCACAAACTCAAACCGAGTCTGGCCTAACTCCTTACGCAAAGCGCCATAGACCTTAACGACTTTCATGCCTCAAGGTGCAAGCAGTGTTCTTCAAATAATACCCGCCGTAAACGTCCCTGCTAGACAAACGCCCTTGCACATGGTGCAGGACAACCTGGTCACCTAAATAAATTGCAGCGTGGTTTGGTACTTGAGACGCCAACTGCATGAACAACAGGTCACCGCGCTTTACCTCCATAATTGAAATCTTCCTAAAACCTTCTTTCTCAAAATTATCTAGATACAGGTTTTCTCCTTTATCCCACCATCGGTCGCGCCGAAAATAATTGCCCAGCTGTATTCCTAGTTCGCGCTTGTACCAATCCCGCACCAAGGAATAGCAGTCCACAACGCCATGAGAAAACTTACGCCCCACATACGGGAGTTCAAAACCCTCTGGTTCGCAATACCCCCAGTTTCCTGTTGTTGGGTTAACGATGTGCCAGGGTAGTCCGCTTTGCTCACAAGCAACACGGTCGGCAGGAGAAGGATTGTGATTAGTAAAGGGATGGCTGTGTACTACCCCTACAATCTCACCCTTGTCTTCTACAGCTGCATAATCGGCTGGATCAAGGACAAAATGCTCATCAGGCGTATCAGCAATATTTTTGCAACGAAAATACTTGCGCCTGCCTTTTACGACTGCAACTAAACCACAGCACTCTTTAGGACTTGTTTCAACCGCATGAGCCAAAATTTGTTCAACAACGGATGAAGGCAGAGTCATGAAGTAAGTCCTGCTCCAGGGAATGATCCAAAGGGTAGTTCATTGTTTTCGCCAAAACGCGCTTTGCAACTGCTTAAACGCTTGCCACATGCATCTTCAGCGAAAGTGCTGACACTGTTGTTGTTTACATCAAAATAACTACTGCCTGAATAACTGCACTCAGGATTTCGATACTTCCATTGACACACGTTTGCTACAACCTGACGGTTAGGCAGCTCCTTGCCTTGCAAGTCCAACTTGCTTGCAAGTTCAAAAACAACTACATCGCGAGATTCAGTCGCTTTACGATCTACGTACCACTCTTCAACGGGAAACGTTGCGTATGGGTCCGCAGCTGACTCTCCGTCTAAAAACTTTTTGAGTGTTCTAATTCTTTTAACTTTAGCGCCCGTCAAGTCGTTGCCGACGGTTACATCATTTACCCCAAGAAGTAATGCCGTAATCATTTTGTCTAGATTGGCGACCGTTAACGTTGGCCTTGGCAAGGCTCCAGCATTTGTGTATTCAAAACCGTCTGCCTTTACTGGAATGCGCGTATAAGCATTGCCGTTCCACGTGATATTTCCCGACACGTTTGCATTTGATCCTGCGTGCCAACGCAGCACGTCAGAACTGCCATGGAGCGTGCTGTCATAGTGCAATTCAAATAATTCAATAATTGCGCTTGGAGCTAGCGCCGAAACATCGGCATAAACAGAGCTGATTGCAGTCCAAACAACAGTATTGTCTGTAAGCGTGCTTCCAATGTCTGTAGGCCAGGCAGGCTCGGAACTTCCAGACGTTCCAGCAGTTGAGCACTGAAATACGAGGCCGCTATTTTGCGTGCTAGTGGCACGTCTAACGTCACCAACAGAAAATGAAGTGCTGCCGGTCCAAGCGGTGTAAGCCATTAGGGTTCAAATACTTCGCGGAAGGTTGCGTTAATTGTGGCGCGGTTTGCATACGGAATCGATTTCGACCAAGTTTCACAAACCCATTTGTAAGCAACGGACGATCCTGGCGGCTGCCAATCAAACGATGCGTTGTCAAGAGCGCGAGCGTCTAAGAATGTCTCAATCGTGTCAGAGTCTGTCTCTGTAATGTTTACAAAGGACAAAGACCATTGTTTTGGATTTTGATTGAGCCCATAGGTCAATCTGGTTTCATAGCCATCTCCGAATTGCACTTTACGAACAACTGGAGCACTGTTTTTTTGAGCGCCGTAATCAGGGTCAATATCTGGGAAAGTAGCCATTAGCTAGTTAATAAGCCTCCAGGTCGTTTTTGCTTGATCAGCTCCTGTTGTACTGCAATCCCAATCGCCTTGCCAAGTTGCGCGGCTTGATCGCCATTACCCTCAACAGAAGAACCAGAAGCGTCAACGTTGACCACTACGTTACTTGTGCCTCCGCCAGAAGACTCAACACCAAGCTTCCCGTTGGACCCACGACGTAAAGGCAACACGGCTTCAGGGCCTGCCTCCCCCATTAAAGCCATTGTTGGCCGGCCAATGTAACCGCCTTTGGCATAAGGCACGATGCCATTCTGAGCAAATACGTTGCCGTTGGCTGAAGCAAAGATTGAACCAATTAAAGATTTCGTTCCAGCTTGCAAGAACAAAGAGGCCATCTGCCTCAATACGCCAGACAAAGACTCGCCTAAAGACTTTGTGCCATCAATCAAGCCCATGATTGCGTTGGTCAAACCTGTTCCAACAGTGCTTTTGATTGATTCAAAAAGAGCATTAGTTTTTTTGGTTTCTGTATTTAGATTTTTTGTTTCATCAATTGTGTCTTGCAATGCTGCATTTCCTCGTATACGTTGTTCAACGCCTGCCGCAATCACTGGAGGTAAATTTCTTGTCTTTTCTTCAATCTTCATTTCTAACGCAACTTCTTTCTCTTTACCTAGAATTTTTGCTTCAAGCAAACGCCTTTCATCTTCTAAGCCTTGCAACATTTTTGCAAAACTTGCAG